TTTATTCTGATAATTCTATAAATGTTTTTGAATTTAGATTTAAACCTTTTGAAAATTCTTTTATACCTCTTACTCAGTCTTTAGCAGTTATAAAAGATTTTAACACTAGTAATGATCCTGTAGTTGGTGTTACTTTAACTAAATATCCTACAGGAAGTTATAATTATGGTGTTATTAAATTATTAATAGATAATGGTGGTGGTGGTTCTACAACTACTTATGCTACATTATCTTTAGATCCTTTACCAATATTTGTAACTAATTCTTTAGGTGAATATAATTGGTATAATATTCTAGTCCAAAGAACATTAGGTTCAGATACATCATATGTTAATACAGGATATGTTAATACAGGATATGTTCTTGATGAAGGTGATTATGCATATAGAATTTATGTTAAAAATGAAGTTGGTGGAGAAGTAGGACATCAAGCTAGTGGTTCTATAACAAATTCAATAGAAATTACAGATATAGCTTGGAGTGGTAGTGCTACTAAACAATTAGTTGTTGGTGGATATAATACTACACCTAATAATTCTATTTTTGGTAATAGATTTAGTGGTTCTTTACAAGAATTAAGATTATGGAGTATTCCTTTATCAGAATCTAAATTTAATCACCATGTTTTAAATCCTGAATCTTTTGAAGGTAATGACACAACTTTTCCATATAATTATTTAATAGGTAGATTTCCATTAGGTAATGATTTATACACATATAATCATTCAGTAACAACTAAAGTATATGGTGTCCAACCTAATTTAAGCATGGCTTATAGCTCATCAGCTTATTCAACATCATCATATATTTCAGCTAGTGGATTTATAAACCAAAATAATTATAATTCTTTTAAAGAAACATATTATACTAACCCAGCTATATCAACTTATACAAGTCCAGTAACTAGTAAAATTGATATTGTTAGTAGTAGTGTTTATGGAGATATTTTAACATTAAATCATTCTATTGTTCAATCTCCTATATTAACAAATACAACAGACATTCATTTATATCAATTTGGTTTTTCACCTCAAGATGAAATAAATGAAGATATTATAGCTCAATTAGGTACAACTTATGATATGGATGATATTATAGGAAATCCTGAAGAAGCTAGTTCAACATCTTATAAAGATTTAACTTTATTACAAGCTAATTATTTTAAGAAATACCAAAATAAATTTAATTATAAAGATTTTGAAACAATAATTGATTATTTTCATAACTCATTATTTAAATTTATTCAAGATTTTGTACCTGGAAGAAGTAATACAGCTACAGGTTTAATTTATAAACCACATATATTAGAAAGAAGTAAACAAGCTAGATATGAACCTTCTTATGAAACTATATTTTATACTAGTTCTATAGAAACAGAAACTATAACAGGAGGATATGGAGGAGCATTACCTGAAATTACCATATCATCAAGTTTATATGATGTATACACTCAAACTGGATCTGTTGCTGTTGTAGGAAATAATGAGTATGCTTATAATGGGGAATTAAGTGGTTCATTAATTGATGTTAATGATTATTACTTATTTAAAAACCCATTTGCTTTACAAAATTCAAATTTAAGTAATGTTTTTTATACATTTCCTGATTATGATTTATACCCACCACCATCAGGTCCTTATATATATGATTTAAATGTTAATGCTCCTGGTGTTTATACTTTATATTTCTATTTAAATGCCTGTCAGGCTGATATGGAAATAGAAGATGGTCTTGGAAATATAATATATACTGTAGCAGCTGGAACAATAGGTCCTGTAACTTTTACAGCTAATAATCCTGGATATTATCTTAGATTTATTAATACTGGTTTAAATGTTATTGCTGGTGGTAGAATAGGTATACAAGATATAGAATATTATCAACCATCTTTACTTCCTATTTTTAATCAACAATATCAAGGATTTAATGCTCTTCAAAATAATGCTGAAGAAAATAGAATTTCTGATAAAGCTAGATTGGTGTCTTATAACGAAGATGGAACTGAAGTAACAAGTTATGTTGAATTACAAGATGCTTTATATAATAGTACTTTAGCTATTCCAAGAATAGATGGTACTAAAACAACTAGTAGAACTTATAATGATTATTCTAATGGTGATACTACTTATGGTAAAACTGCTACAATAGATAAAAGACAAACATATTTTGCTTATTGTGATTGGAATGGTGGAGCTTTAGCTGAAAAACAAGGATCTTGGAATTATCATATTAAGTTTTTATGTAATGATGACGGTGTTACTTTAAGCCCAACAAATCTACTTTCATATAATGGTGAATATAGATTAGGATTATTTTCAAGTTTTGAATCAGGAGATGAAGTAAATGTTAGTTCTAATCCAGGATTATCAACAGGATCTCAAGCTCAAACTTATACTATTTTTAGACCTGGTCAAAGAACAACAACTATTTTATACACTGATACTGGATCTATAGGAAAAGATTATTTAGTATCTGGCTCTTATAGTAGTATTAATTTTTATATTCCTTCTTCTTCTTTATCTGAACAAAAATTTGCTCTTTGGGTTACTAGATCTGCTAACCAAAGTATAAATTTATTATCATGGAATGGTGAATATATTCCTGTTGAATTTAATAATGTTATTCAAGATGAAAAAACTGACTGGAATATTACTAATTATCAATATACATCTTCATTCACTTCTGATATTAATGCTAGAGTTGCTTTTGGAGCTGCTATAACTAATCCTAATGCTCTTGATATTACATGTTCAATAATCATATTAAAAAATAATGAAATATTTGACTCAGCTTCATTAAAAATAGGACCTTCTTCAACTAGTACTATTAATGTTTTATCTACAGATAATAATTGGAATATAGGTGATATATACCAACCAGTAATATTACCTTTAACTAATGCCCCTGGTTTTTATCCAACCCCACTCTCACTTTTAAAATCAGCTGGTGCTTTTATATCTCAATTTAGAATTATACCTTATACAGGTTCTATCACTATACAAAAACAAGACTGTTGGTCTGTAGGAAATTCAACAAAAGATACAGTATTAACAGGATCTTTAACAGTAGTAACCAACCCAGGACTAGCTAGAGTTTATGGAGGTGCTTATTATCAAACTCCTATAGAAGGTTCTGGTTTTGATGAACCTATTAAATTTGAATTACAATATGGTGATGAAATTAGATTTATGGGAAATGAAAGTTTAGTTAGAACAATTAAAGAAGTTAATTTATCATCAACAGATGAAAAACTATATGTTACATTAACAGAACCTGTTGATAGTACTAAAATAGATATAAATTATTTTTCTATAAGAAGATATATAGATGATGTTGGGTTTATGATGATTAATGGAAATGGTGGAAATAATCCATGTTTTGTATTTCCAAAATATCCAAGTGAAAAATTAAAAAATAACTTATCAAGAATAATAGAAGATCTTACACAGAAAGGATTAATTCCTGCTCTTTAATATATTTATAATAAAAATAAACAATGGCTTTTTTAAATAACCAATACATTACAATTGATGCTGTATTAACAAAGAAAGGTCGTGAGTTATTAGCTCGCAACGATGGTTCTTTTAGAATAACACAATTTTCATTATCTGATGATGAAATTGATTATACACTTTATAATCCAAACCACCCATCAGGTTCAGCTTTTTATGGTGAAGCCATTGAAGCAATGCCTTTATTAGAAGCATTTGTTGATAATACTCAAGATATGAAATATCAACTTGTTACTCTTCCTAGAGGTACAAGTAAGTTACCTGTATTAAGTATCCCTCAAGGTGCTATTAGTTTAACTCAAGGAGCTCAAGTCACTATCTCTCCACAAACATTAAATTATTTAGGAGCAGCTGGTGCTACTGTTGAAACATCAGGTTATACAGCTATTTTAGGTGATAGTAGAGTATGTTCTAGTTTCACAGGTGTTGGTATTGACACAACAAATATTAATTTAAGTTCCTTAGTACCTGTGACTAGTGGTGTAGCTATATCATCAGCTCAAGTAGGTACTTCATTTACTTTTGTAGCAGGAACTGCCAATGATTCATTATTCCCAGGTGGATCAAGTGCTGTAACAGGAACTCAATATACTACTACAGTAACATTTATTGGTAGAGATTCAGGAGCTAGAATAACCATTCCTTTCACATTAAAGAAAAAATAATTAAATAATGTCATTTACCCAATTTGCCCCAGATGATTCAGTTACAAGTAACCAAGAGGTAGTTACTCCTTTATGGAGTAGTGGACAAGTTACAGCTTCTGTTTTTTATACATCTTCAACTCAAGAAGCTACAACTCAAGGTGATTTTTATTTAAACACATATTTAGAAGATCCTAATCTTAATCCAAGTGCTAGTGTTCAAATGGCTTTAACTTTTGGTGATAGTAGAGGTTCAGGATCAGCATACTTTAACCCAGCTGTTAATGGTTATTCTCCTACTCGTGATGTTTATGGTCAATTTAGAACTTTAATTTTAGGTGATGAAAATACTAAATTTACATTTGATACCTTAATTACTGGATCTGATCAAATAGCTATTATATCTTTTGCTAGAAGCCAATATAAACAATCTTTATTTGGTGGTAGTTTAACTTTAGTATTAAGTGGTAGTGGAGCTAATAAATTAACTTTAACAGACAATTCTCAAACCCAAACCACAGCTGAATTTATTCAAAATACTCAATATTACACTTTAATATCAGGTTCTCAAGGTACAGCTTCACCACAAATTAATTTACCTAGTGGTTCATACGGATATGTTTTTCCAAGTGAAGGTTTAATTATATTAAATGCTTTAGCTTTATCTCAACCAACAGCAAGTGGTGGTTTAGCTGTAACTTGGAATACTGATAGTAATGCTACAGTATATTCTGCTAATCCTAACTACAACTATAATAATAGAATTTTATTTGATTTAATTAATAAAGGTAAAAACTTTAGAATTCAAGCTAGTGAAACTATATCATCTAGATATTTCTTCTGTAGAGTTAAAAACTCAGAATATAATTTTACAAGTAATCCAACCATTATAGATTCAAATGGTAATTTATTATATGCTACTTTAATTAACAACCCAGTAACATATCCAACAACTGTTGGTTTATATAATGATACAGGTGATTTATTAGCTGTAGCTAAATTAAGTAAACCGTTGCAAAAAGACTTTACTAAAGAAGCTCTTATTAGAGTTAAATTAGATTATTAATATGATATGGCTTATACCTCATGGAAACGATTAAATACAGGAGATGTATTCACAGTTCCTTATACAGCTAATAAGTATTATTATATACCATCATCTAGTTTTTCAGCCAGTCAAGTAATTATAAATGTAGGTATTAATACTACAAATTCATTTGATATATCTACAAGCTATAAAACAAATAATGAATATGATTATCTAGTATATAGAAGTATATTAGTAAACTACTATCCAGAATTTTATAATCAATTCCATTCTACAGGTTCTATTAAACAAACTACATATCTTGATGGAACTCAAACAACAACTCCACCTACTGGAGCTTTTGTAATAGAAGGAAATATAGTAACAACAGAAAAATATTATCCAACATCATCTGATAGTGGTAGTATTTTAGTTATTAATACACCTAAAAATTTAATAGGAAATAAAATTACTCCTGGTACTTTTATAATCACTATAGACAGTGGTTCAATTTATGATGATGGACAATATAACTTATTATGGAGTGGATCTAATGTTAGTTCATCAATAGGTACAGTATTATCACAATCATCATATGTTGGAAATATATTTTATGAACAAGGTATATCTATATTGACAGTAATACCAAATGCTATATCTCAAACTTATACAGTTGGAACATTACCAACAAGAAGTTTAGTTACTAATATAGACTCTATTGAATTTAAAAATAATTATACAATTTATGAAAATTTTGTAAAATGTACAATTAAAGATTATGAGTTTAATGCTAGTTATAATCCAACATTATTAACTGGTAGTGTAAATAATAATGATACTTTATTAAATTTTGCTACATCTTCTCAATTTGCACCATATGCTGGAGCTGTTGGATTATATGATGATGCTCAAAATTTATTAGCTATAGCTAAACTAGCAGCTCCAATTCCTATTTCATCAAATACAGACACAACATTTTTAATAACATACGATACATAATATGTGGTTATATAATAAAAAAGTTATACAAAATATTGAGGATTTTCCTCAAGATACATTTGGTTTTATTTACATAGTAACTCATAAACCAAGTGGAATTTCTTACATTGGTAAAAAAGTATTATATCACAATGTAAAGAAAAAATTAACAAAAAAGGAACTAGCAGAACAAACAGGACCAGGCAGGAAGTCAGCCACAAAGGTGGTAGTAAAAGAATCAGACTGGAAAACTTATTATGGTTCTGCTAAACCAATTTTAGAACTCATTAAGGATGGTAAACAAGAGGAATTTACCCGTGAGATACTACAATTGGTTCCTAATAAAAAACTTCTTACTTACTATGAATGTAAGTATTTATTTAAATATAGTGTTTTAGAAAATCCTTTAGAATATTTTAATGATAATATCTTAGGTAAGTTTTTTGCTAAAGATTTTACTTCTTAATTTTTTATATATTTATAGATAAACATAAACACATGGATAATTTTAATTTAAAATCATATTTGTTAGAAAATAAACTAACTAGAGGTGCTAAGTTAATAAATGAAATATCTTCTCCTCAAGAAATTGAAGATGCTATAAAAAAAGCTACTGAAGCTCAAGAAGAACTTTTAAAACTGCTAAGCTCAGTTCCACCTAGTGACCGTAAAAGATATGAAGATTCATATAAAAAAACAATGAAAATTAGAAAATTCATCTACCCAGGTTTATTTAAAGAAGCATCAGAAGTATCAGATACTATGTATTATGCTGTAATTAACTATAATAATGAACCTATGTATTATCTTAAAACAAAAACAAAAGAGGACATGGTTAATAAATTAAATAGTGCTTTTAAAGACTTAACTGGTACAAATTATGTACCATACACTATTGAAGATATGGAAGATAATATATATATGGGGAAAAAGATGGACCATTTTATAAGTGATGACTGGGCTAGTGTTACTGATAATGTGAAAGTTTTTGAAAAAGATTTTAAAGCTTCTAAAAATTATTTAAAAACACCTCCTCAAGAATATAAAGCTTAATTAAATTTAAAAATACTTAAAGTAAGGCTTGGTTTTCCAAGCCTTTCTTGTTATATTAACAATTAATGGAAAACATACTATTATTAAATGTAGTAGAATCTGTTCTAGGTAAAGGTTTTAAAACATCAAAAGGCAATTATTCTTTCCATTGTCCTTTTTGTAATCATAGAAAACCTAAATTAGAAGTTAATATTGTAACTACTTCTAAAGGTGAAAATCCATATAATTGTTGGGTTTGTCATACAAAAGGAAGATCTGTTTTAACTTTATTTAAAAAATTAAATGTACCTAAAGATAAAATTATTGAATTATCTTCAATAATTAAATCATCTCCAAAACAAGAATTTATTGAAGAAGATAACAATATTAAATTACCTAAAGAATTTAAATCTTTAATAAATGATAAAACAATTGAAGCTAGACATGCTAAAGCTTATCTTAAAAAACGTGGTTTAACAGAAGAAGATATTATCAAATATAATATAGGTTATAGCATAAATGGAAGATATTCTGATAGTATTATTATACCTAGCTATGACTCTAATTATAAACTAAATTATTTCATATCCAGAAAAATAGTTGATAGTAATAGAAAATATGATTCACCTAAATGTGATAAAAATATAGTGATTGGTTTAGAGTCAAATATAAATTGGAAAACACCTATTATTTTATGTGAAGGTATTTTTGATGCTATTGCTATTAAACGTAATGCTATTCCATTATTTGGTAAAACTATATCTAAAGCTTTAATGAAAAAACTTGTTGAAAGTGATGTTAAAACTGTGTATTTAGCTTTAGATCAAGATGCTATTAAAGATGCTTTAGACCATGCTATGACATTATTAAATTATGGTAAAAGTGTTTATTTAGTTGAAATGGACAATAAAGATCCTTCTGAATTAGGATTTGAAAAATTTACAAAATTATTACATAACGCTCATGAGTTAACATTGCTTGATCTCATGATGAAAAAAATGAACTTATGATAGAAAAAGGAAACAACATCCACAAACATCCTCAACTTAAACGTGTTGTAGATCATCAAGGAGAACAAATTAATTTCTTAGACCAAAGATTTTATAAAACAGAAAATGGTGAATATTATCCATCAGTTACTTCTATTTTAAATTTTTATCCAAAAAATGGATTTTTCCATGCTTGGTTAAAAGATGTAGGACATAATTCAGATATTATAGCTAGAAAAGCTGCTGATGAAGGAACACAAGTACATAATGCTATTGAAGCATTTTTAGAAGGTAAAGAAATTAAATGGATGGATGATCGTGGTCATGCTAATTATAGTTTAGATGTATGGAGAATGATTTTACGTTTTACAGAATTTTGGAAAACATTTAATCCAGAGTTAATAGCTTCTGAAATTCATTTATTATCTCATGAACATAAGTACGCTGGTACTTGTGATTTAGTAGTTAAAATGAATGAAAAGATTTGGTTATTAGATATTAAAACATCAAATTCATTACATACTAGTTATAACTTACAATTATCAGCTTATGCTAAAGCTTGGGATGAACATTATGATAATAAAATAGAAGAAACTGGTATTATATGGCTTAAATCAAGTAAACGTGGTTTAAAAGAAGGAAAATTGCAAGGTAATGGTTGGGAAATTGTTCAAGGAGAAAAAACAATAGATGAATATTTTACAATGTTTAAAAATATTTATGAGATCTATTTATTAGAAAATCCAAATCAAAAACCAATATTTGAATCATATCCTACAAGTGTTAAATTAGGTTAATATTTATAACTAATGATACGTCTAATTGACTTACTATTAGAAATAAATAATCAACCAAAAGCTATATTTTTAGCAGGTTCAGCTGGAGGAGGAAAATCTTCTACTTATAAATCAAATCCTAAATTTCCTACTCAACTTGATAATTTACTCCCTTCAACTATGCAGGTTATTAATGTTGATGACACTTATGAAGATTTATTAAAGAAAAGTGGTTTAGGAATGAAACAAAAAGATTTTACTCCTGATGAATTAGCACAAGCTGCTAAATTAATGGGACAAGCACAAAAAACTACTCGTGAAAAATATAATAAAGCTTTAGAATCTCTTCAAAATATTATTATCGATGGAACAAGTGCTGCTTCAGGTCCAATATTAAAGAAAAAACAACAATTAGAAGATTTAGGGTATAAAACATTAATGATAATGATTTATGTTTCTCCTTTAACATCTTTAAAACGTAATGCTGAAAGAGATAGGTCATTAATGCCTTCTATTGTTTTACGCACTTGGAGAGATGTAAATCAAAATATAGGTTTATACAAAAATGAATTTGGTGAAAATTTTATTTTAATCAATAATAACCCAGAAGATGCTAATTTAGATTTTTCAAAAGAATTAGTATCTCCTTATTTTCAAGATTCTAAAGCTAAATCTGGTAAAGAAAAATCACCAGAAGAAATTGAAAAAAAGAAAAAAGAAATTGAACAAATGAATCAAGACATTGAACAATTAGTTAAAAATTTACCTAAATTTGATTCAATAGAAACTGCTAAATCTAAAATACAATCATTTTTAAAATGAAAATAAACGCTGCTGAATTAGGAAAAAACATTATATCTGAAGTATTAAACGATCCAGCTCCAGGATTTTATCCAGGTGGATTTAAACCACCTCATAAAGGACATTTTGAAGTAGCTAAAGATGCTGCTTCTAAAAATTTTATTACTAATTTAACTGTAATAATTGGTCGTGGTATTAGAGATGGTATAACAGCAGATCAATCAAAAGCTATTTGGGATATATATTTAAAAGCTGAACCTAATCAAAAAATAGATGTAAAAATAGCTGATAAAACATCTCCTATAGCTGATATTTTTGATTATTTAGGTAAAGATGTTGAAAATAAAGCTTATGTAATAGGTGGTAGAGCAGAAACTCAAGATCAAAATTATTTTACAACTTTAGAAAATAAATTTGGTGATAGAGTTAGAGCTGTAGCTATTGATGAAAAATTTGTTGATAGTAAAGGTAAAAGAGTATCAGCATCTGATATTAGAACTACAATGGCTATTTTAAAAACTCAGGCAGGAACTATTGAAAATACTCAAAAAGGAACTCCTGATTACAATAAAGCTGTAAGTGATTATAATAATACTTATGATTATTTTAAAAGTTTATTTCCTGAAGCTGTTATACAAAAAGGATATTTTAATGATATTTTAAGAATTTTAAATTTAGATATACCTAAACCAGAATCACTAAATGAATCTGTTAATGAATATAAAAATCAAACAACATTAAATCCAAATATTTTTGATGGAGAACAAATAAAACCTAAAATTAGAGAAGCTTTATTAAAAATAGCTAATACATTTTGGGATAAATTAGATTTAGGTAAAAAATATGATGATATTACCTTAACAGGATCATCAGCTAATTACAATTGGAATCCAAAATCTGATATTGATTTGCATATTGTTATTGATTTTAATAAATTTAAAGATCCTAAATTAGCTAGAAAATTATTTGATCAAGCTGAAGCTAATTGGGTTAGCAAATATGATATTAAAATTAAAAATAATCCAATAGCTCCATATGTTCAAGACTCAAAAGGTCCTCATAGAAGTACTGGTATTTATTCTGTTTTAGATGATAAATGGATTAAAAAACCAACATATGAAAAAATAGAAATATCTGATTCAGAAATTGATAAAAAAGCAAATCCATTTAAAAAACAAATTGATCTTTTATCAAAATCAAAAAATTATGATAATATTTTAAAGAAAATAGAGACATTAAAAAACAAAATAAAAAACTTTAGAGAAACTGGACTAGATGATGAAGGTGAATATTCTATAGAAAATTTAGTTTTTAAAGAATTAAGAAATTCTGGATATTTAGAGAAATTAAATAATATTAAAAAAGATTTAACAACTAAAAGTTTATCTAAAAATCTAAATGAGAATGTTGATAAAAATATAGTTGATAATTTTGTTAGATTTGCTTCTAATTATTTAGACTTAGAAAATATACCTGAAATAGAATTTAAAGAAAAAGTATTAGCTAATGGTATTCAACCAAGTTTTGGAGGTTATATGCCTAATTCTAACAGTATAGTTACAGATCCTTCTGGTAGACATATTATTGATATACTAAGAACATTAGCTCATGAGTTAGTACATGCTAAACAAAATGAATTTAAACCATTAACACCAGAAGATGGAGCTACTGGTTCACCATATGAAAATGAAGCCAACGCTGTAGCTGGTATATTAATGAGAATATTTGCCAAACAAAACCCAGAAATATTTCAACAATGATAACATTAAAAGATTTGTTTTTAGAAGTAAATAAAACGCAGTATAAAATATATTGTGATATGGATGGTGTATTATGTGATTTTGATGGTCGCTTTGAATTTTACACTGGTATGTCGTTTAGTGATTATAAAGCTAAATACGGTGATAAAAAAGCTTATGATAAAATAAGTGAAATTGGTGAAAATTATTGGGCTAATATGCAATGGGAACCTAATGGTAGAGAATTATGGAATATAATTAAACCTTATAATCCTTATATTTTATCATCTCCTGGTTATTTTACAGGAGCTAAAGAAGGAAAATTAAAATGGATCAAAAAGAATTTGGGAATCCCTGAAAATAGAGTTATATTTAAACAAGCAAAAGACAAAAAAGACGAAGCTGGTAAAAATCATATTTTAATTGATGATTTACCATCTAATATTAATGATTGGGAAAATGCTGGTGGTATAGGTGTAAAATATAAATCATCTAACCCAGAATCAGCTTATAAAAAATTAGAAGAATTAGGTTTATATGAAAGAGACACTACTAAAAAAGGAGTTTAATCCTGCTGATATTCAGCGTTTAAGAAATTTAATCACTAATAAACAAGGTGATGCTACTAAAATACAAGTAGGTTATAATAAAGATCAAAAAGAATATAAAGAAGGTGACATTTGGGAAGAAAATGGTAAAACATGGACTATTAAAAATGGTTTAAAACAAACTGTCACTAAATTAGATAAATTCAAATCTTACTATACTATACCTTTAACATGTCCTTCATGTAATGAACCTTTACATAGTGATAGTCCAACAGTTAAAAAATTATTTAGTATACATTCAATGTGTCCTAAATGTGTAGCTAAAATGGAATCAAAATTAAAAGCAGAAGGAAAATATAATGAATATGAAAAAAATCTAATGCTTAAAAATAAAGAAGCTATGGTTGATGATTTTGAATTAGTTATACAAGAATGGTTAGATTCAAAAAATGATACTTTTGTTACTGAACAAGGTGATGTTGAAAATTGGAGTGGTGGAAAAGTAAGTGATGAGGAAATAAAACAAATAAAAGAATATATTCAAAAATTACGTGAACTAGAGTTATAATTAATTATTTTCTTCATATTTATAAGTAAACTATCATAATTATGCCATACACATCAGTTGGAAAATGCGTTTACAAGGAAAATAAAAGTGGAGAACGTGGTACTAAAGTAGGATGTACTAAAAGTGATATACATCAATACGTTAAACTATTATTTGAAAAAGATAAAAAATCAGCTAAAAATGAAATAGCTGAAATTAAAAATTCATTAATTGAAGCTACTAAATACGCTGAATTAGAAGAAAATTATATGAGTACCATTGAAAATATTAAATCATCATATGACAAAATGTCAGAAATGAAACACAAAGATTTTCTTAAAAGTTTAAAAGAAGTAATGAAGATGAATAAAAATCTTCAAAAACTCCATAAAGAATATACAAAAGATATAAAATGAAATTACTATCATTATTAGAAGAACTTATATTAGAATCTAAACTTAAAGAAGTTGATGGTGAGGAATCAGATACTAATGTTAAAGATAAAGCTGTCAATAATATTACTTTAAGATTTAATTTGGAAGCTGATAGAGACGATGCTTTCAATTGGTTATTAGATATTAATAATTATCCTGAAACTGATAAAAAACAAGCGTCTTATGGCGGTGGTGGAAAAGGTACTTTTACTAAAGTTTATAAAGGTACAGATTTTGATAGTCCTGAAAATTATATTAAATTTGCTAAAGGTGAATTAACAGGTATTGAAAGTAGAAATGATTGGGATACTTTTAAATTTGGTCCTTCTAATGCTAAAAAAAGAAGTAGTTTAGAAAAACAAATTCAAGCAATTGATCCATCATTTAAATTTCCTGTTAAAATGGGTCCTGCTTCTCCGCAAGGAAAAGAATATGAAAAAGAATTTTTATCTCAAAAATCAGGAAGTAAAACCCAAGTACCAATTATATTCTCTAAAAAAGAAGATACAGATATAGTATTTCCAGCTGAAAAAAATGCTGAATTAAAACCTCCATATAATAAAAATAGACTTACTAAATTAGTTGATTTTTTATCAAATGAAATGCCTTACCCTAACGAAATAACATCATCTGAAAATTAATGGCTTTAAAAGAACTTTTAGATAAATTAATCGGAGAAGAATTAGCTAAACTAAAAGAAGCTGATGAGGAAGTTGTATCTAGTGAAGAAGAAATAGAAAATCCTACACCTGTTGAAGATCCAAAGTCTCCAACATTTGAAGATGATCCTTTAGAATATATTTTATTTAAATATCCTACATTAACTAAAACTTTAGTTGATTTATTAACAAAAGATTTTAAAGATTATATAACAGGAGTATATGTTATAGCTCCAATACCAACTACATTTAAAGTTGTATTACATAATAACCAATTTTTCTACTTAACTTACATGGGTAGATCTTGGGTTGCTAAAATATCAGGTAAAAAATATTATTTATTAAATTTAGGTGAAGAAGAAAGAGCTAGAATAGCTATAGCTAATTTACTTATGTTAGGTAAAATTAAAGAAGATATTCAAGGACCTGATCAAGCAACAGCAGGTGGTGAAACACCTCCAGCTGAAACACCAGCAGAGACACCAGCTGAAACTCCAGCAGAAACTGAACCAACAGAAGCATAATATGATTAAATTACTTAGTTTATTAACAGAATGTGAAGCCTGTGTTAAAAACAGTGTTGAACCACCTGTTTTATTAGAATCTAAACAAAATATATCTGAGGGATTACAATATCATTTAGATAATAATTTACCTATTTCTCAACCTATTTACAGATATGGTTCAGAAGCTTATTTTAAATTATTTAAAGAAGCTAGACAATTATTTAATGAAGGTAAATTAAAACTTCATAGTGTTGATAAAGAAATTATAAATGAAACTGATTTAGGTGAGTCATTTAAATATCAAGGTGATGTATTATATTTAGACCACATTTATGAATATGAAGATGCTGAAGCAGCTGATATTAATACTATAGCTGATGAACCATTTTCAGAATCAAAAAAGAAAAATCCACCATTAAATAAACCAAAACGTGGTGGTTCTAAAAAATTCTATGTTTATGTTAGAGATCCTAAAACTAAAAAGATAAAAAAAGTTAGTTTTGGTGCTGCTGGTGGTGGACAAAATTTAAGAGTTAAAATTAATGATCCTAAAGCTAGAAGATTATTTGCTGATAGACAAAATTGTCATCAAAAGAATGATAAAACTAAACCTGGTTATTGGTCATGTCGTTTACCTCGTTATGCTAAATTATTAGGATTAAAATCTAATTTTTCTGGATTTTGGTAAAATTATTAGACATATTAAAAGAAGTTCTTTTAGAAAAAAAGACTAAACGTGACAGATGTTTACGTATTGCTGACCGTAAATTCTCTAAACCATCAGCCTATAAATCAGGTGCTGTAGTTAGATGTCGCCGAGGTAAAATTTGGAAAAATTTAAAATAATGGTTAAATTAGGTACTTTACTTTTAGAAGTTATTAAAGAAGATGAATCATTATACAAATGGTTTAAAAGGCAAGGTACTTCTGGTAAAGAAGGTGGTTGGGTAGATTGCAATACTTGTAGAAAAAATAAAAAAACAGGTAGATTAAAATGTAAAGCTTGTGGTAGAAAAAAAGGTGAAACTCGAGCTAAATATCCATCTTGTAGACCAACTCCATCACAATGTAAAAAACCTGGTAAAGGTAAAACATGGGGTAAAACAAAATGATTAAAATATTAGACATATTAATGGAGATGTATCCACCATATAAAGCTAATATGGTGAAAAAAACTAGATACAAAGCTTCAGATATATGGACTAATGACCCTGAAATAATAGAAGAAATAGCTATTGATTTATCTAATTATGATGGACAAATACTCCCAGGTGATGTATTAAGAGCACCTAAAGGTTTTCCATTAAGTGGTAAAAAATTAGAAAAATCTTTGGAATTAAAAGTAATTAAAAACTCAAGAGAAGGAGTAAATAGATATAAACTATCTTTAGAAGATCTTAAAACAGGTAAAAAATATTCTGTTAGAAATTTCCAAATGGATGGAGAATATAAAGGAAAAAAATTACCTAAATGGGGTTTAGTAAGAAAAGCTAAAGAAAACACTTCAGAAGCTACTAAAAGAATACCACGTAAACCTGGACAACCAGCAGGATCAAGTAAACACTCTGATCTTTATACTGATGAGGACCCAAAAGGTACTATTACTGGTTTAGGTTTTAAAGATGCTGCTACAGCTAAAGCAGGAGTTTCTAAAATAAATAAAGCAAATAGAACTCATGCTCATAAAGTACAAGCTACTTTAGTAATGAAACAAAGAGCAAAAGTAGCTATGGAAAGAACCAAAGATCCTGAAAAAAAGAAAAAATTAAGAGCAGCTTATAATATTTGGTCTAAAAAATTAGAACAATTAAAAAATAAAACTAAACAATTAAAAAAATGATTAAATTAGTTAATATATTAAAAGAAGCTGAAGCTAAATGCCCTCCAGCTACACAAGATATCACATTAAATTTAGAAAATAGACAAAAAGCTATTGAAAAATACGGATATGGTCCTTTAAATCCAAATGAACCAAATGAAAAATTTTGGGAAAAAAAGAAAGAAATGTGGCAATTAGATTCAGCTGAAGAAGCTAAAAAATCTCTTTGTGGAAATTGCGCTGCTTTTGATATAACAAAAAAGACTTTAGACTGTATAGCTAAAGGAATAGGTGATGATGAAGGTTCTGAAGATCCTTTTGATGTTATTGAAGCTGGACAACTTGGATATTGCAGGTTCTTAAAATTTAAATGTGCTGCTGCTAGAACTTGTGATGCTTGGGTTGTTGGTGGTCCAATAACAGATAAAAAAGATGATGAAGAATCTTGAAAAATGGTTTGATAAATTAATTAAACCAAGAGAAGAACTTAGCAATATGCCTATTTGCCCATTTGCTAAGGCTACTATAACAAATAAAGAATATTATATTGAACAAACTGATTTAGATAAAATATCTTTTCAAATTAGTAATTCAAATCTACAAGCTTATAAAATTTTTATTTTCTACCTCCCAGAATATGAAAAATATGAAATAGAAGCTTTAGAAGCAAAAACTAAAACACTTAATAGTGTATTTATAAAGTCAAATAAAGTTGTTCTTGATAATGATCCTAGAAATCCTTTTATAATAAATGGAGTAACAACCACATTTCCTGATTGTTATTTATGGATAGTTCAAGACTTAGATGACTTGACTTCTAAATCAAATAGTCTTAAATTCACTGACTATTATAAACATTGGACACAAAAACAAATAGATGAAGTTATAACATGGAGAAACCTTACATAGATATAGAAACTACAGATTCTTATATTCTTAGAGAATTTAATGAAAACATTGATCCTATAGAGTTAATGTGGCATCGTGATGATGAAGACAGAATGATTGAAATTATAGAACCAGGTAAAAATTGGGGTTTTCAATTTGAGAATGAATTACCTTGGGAACTAGAAAAAGATTTAACTATATTTATCATGAGACATGAGTGGCATCGTGTTATTAAAGGTACAGGAACATTAAAATTAAAAATACACAAGTGTGATTAAACTGAAATCTTTACTTTTAGAAATGATTACAGAAGGTTCATTAACATCGAACTCTGAGAAGGCTATTCGTCAAATAGTAGCTTCTCCTGAAGGTAAAGCGGCTGGTTTAGAAAACATGGGTACTAAAGGTCGTATAGCTAATAAAGGAAAAATTGATCCTTCTCAATTTTTAGATATATTAAAAAAAGTATTTCCTGATGCTAAAATATCTGAATTTGGACCAAGACAAGGTCCTAATCAACCTGACTCTAAACCTATAAAAGGTAGTTCTAAATATTATATGTATCAATTTGATACAGAAGATGGTGAAGTTAGAATATTATTAGCTGGAGGTAAAAACGCTGGTGAACAATATGAAGAAGATTTATACAAAGCTGTTAAATCATCAGCTGGTAATAGTATAGATGAAATTGAAAATAAAACAGTTAAACAATTATTTAATTATTTAAAAATTGACCCAACTGAATTAAAACCAGAAGATGTAATTTCAACAGGTAAACAAGATACTAAACGATCACTTTCTTTAGATAAAGTTGAAAATATAGGTTCTAAAATATCTGATATAACTATAAAATACAAAGGTAAAGAATATTTTATTTCATTAAAAAATATATCTGGATCAGGTTTTTATAATGGAGGAATTGTACCATTTATAGTTTATGATAAAGATAAAAAAGTTATTTTTGATAAAAGTAAATATAATGACAAACCTATGATCAAAAATATATTTGAACTATTTAAAATAGATCCAGATAAAGTAGCTCAAGGTTTAAATGAATATATAAATAAAGAAGGTGATATTCCTAACACATATGAAACAGTAAGTGGTGTAGATATTAAAAAATTATCTAACTTAATAGGCTCAGGTTATGGATATGGTTATTATTATGCTCGAGAAAAATCAAACGGTGATTTATTTATGACATCAATATTAACTGAAAAAGATTTAGAAAAATTTATAGGTACTTTAAGTGATGTACAAGTTAAATATCCTAATAAAGAAGCTAAAGCTTTATATATAAAAGTTAGTACAAATAGTGAAATTTTAGGAGAAATAAACTATATTATAGCAATGAGAAACATAACAGGATCAATTTTACCATTGACCTTAAAAATGACAGCTGGTAAATAACTTATAGACTGATTCATAGCCAGTCGCTCGAAAGAGATTAAATTATGGTAGCTGTGGCACCCTAAAAAGGTGTCACTTTTAGTTTGGCTAATTAAACAAAAATTATTATATTTAAATAGATATGGCAAAGAAAATTGTAATTGTAGGAGCAGGTGTAGCAGGGGTTAATGCTGCAACTAAATTAGTAGATAATGGTTATCCTGGAAAAGACATTACTATTATTGATATGGGTAATGATCCTTATCTAAGAAAACCTGAAGAAGTAATGACTGGATTTCTAGGTGCTGGTGGTTGGTCTGATGGTAAATTAACTTATCATACAGCTATTGGAGGTCAATTATCTAAATACGTTGGTGAAAAGAAAGCAATGAAATTAATGGATGAAGTCATTAATAATTTCAAACGTTTTCACCCTAAACCCGAAGAAGTACAATGTTCAAATCCAGAAGAAGAACCAGAATTTATTAAACCATATTTTGGATTACGTTTATTTCCAGTATGGCATGTAGGAACTGATTATCTACATGAAATTGGTAAAAATTGGTATGATTATTTAGTATCTAAAGGGGTACAATTTGTTTGGAATGAAAGAGTATTTAAAGTTGATTTTGAATCTCATTTAGCATACCGTACTGTTAAAGGTAAAGAAGGACAATACGCTATAGAATATGATCAACTTATTTTTGGTGTAGGAAAATCAGGTATTGATTTTGCTCAATCTATTCAAGATGAATATCATTTAGAAACAGAACCAAAATCAGTACAAATTGGTGTTAGATTTGAAGCACCACAACATCACTTTCAAAAATTAATTGACATTAGTTATGATTTTAAATTGTATCGTAAATTTGAAGATAAAGGTGTTTCATTACGTTCATTCTGTACTAATAATAATGCTGCTTATGTTGCTGTAGAA